TGCTCATCAATCGTTGCGCCCTGCGATGTGCCAGTAAAATTGTTGGAGAAGTTGTAACGCTTTGGGTTGTCAGGCGTGACACCAGCCCCCTGCATGATCATTTTGTTGTACTGGTCCATATTGCCTTGAGCATACCGGCCACCGACAGGGAAAGGAAACTCATACGAGTTTTTCGGAACAGGCACGCCCTGATTGCTTAGGACGTTGCCATATTGCGCCATCATCAAGTTTGATGTTGGATCTGCGCCGCCCGTTGTCGCCGCCATTGGGTCGGCAAACCGGCGCTTGAACATCTGCGGGCCGACTTCGGGGCCGTATTCCTTAATGAACTCAGCCTCAAGTTGGCCCATGTGATACCAATTTCCAGCGTTTTCTTTTTGCTGCAAACCGCGCTGATATGCAGCATTGAGACGTTCAGTAGCTTCTGGCGCAGTGGCAACCGCATTGTATTTTTCTTGCGTCGCAGGCTTTTTCATCAAGATTGATGTTGTCGGATCATAAGCAGGGTAATTGGCTGCATTGACATCAAACCGCTGCTCAGGCGGGAAAAAAGGCGTGTAATTGCCAGCATTGATATTGGCTTGCGCCGCCTTGCGCGCCTTTTGAACCGCCAATGCCTCGGGGCTAAGATCTTTAGCCAGATAGGTTTCGCCGCTCAAACGGTCGATGGCGGGAACTGGAGGCGCAGTGAGCGGATACCGTTCGGCGACGGCGGGGATCTTTTCAATCGGCGCCTTGCTTCGAGCCGATGAGCTGATGATTTTTTTGATAGCTGATCCGACGATGTCGCCGCTTGCATGATGTTCGCGCATTTCAGTGCCTTCCGGTATTTGGCCGCCTTCGGCGTAGCGACGATTGATGTTGATCAACTTGTCGTTGAAAATGACATAGTTGTGAGTTGGTACGCCGGTGGTATTTAATGAACCGGCATCAAGATATTTGATGCCCGGAATACCTAAACTCTCAAGATCGTTGGACATTGCAAAGTTTATTGGCCGAAATGTATGTCCACCTACATCCATAAAATTTTGAGGATTGCTTTTAAAATTTTGAAACCCAGAACGATTGGCTATTTCTTCGCTTTTAGACGCAAGATGGGAAGCCAAAATATCTCTGACATTAGGCGATTGTTCTCGCAACGGTTTATCCCAATTAAGCAACTGTTCTGGATCAGCATGAATATTTACATCGTACATATGCCCAGCTTTTGATTGACGATATGCGTCAATTAAGTCAGCAATTTTTTCACGATCATATGGGCGCATTTCAGAGCTTCCAAATTGCGCCCATTTTGCGGCGGTTAACGGGTCAACTTCTGTTCCTGCCTGCGTCATAATCATCCGTTGGGCATTGCGACTTAATGGAAGTCCCCGATCATACGCAGCTTGCTCAAGGTCGATTGCACCTTTGTGGGCAAGAGTGTCGCGATAATATTGAGCCGTCGGTTCATGTTCAGCAAAATAAAGACCGTGACCGTATGCTTGATTGCCTTCACCGGCGCCGATCTTGCTGAGATCAAAACGGTCAAATTTATAAGGCGAGCCGTGATAAGCGCGGATTAATTTTAAAGCATTTGCCGCCTCGGCATCATCAGGCGCTAATGCCGCCGCAGCTCCTGCCGCGGCCGCAATCGGCGTGGCATGTTGCGCAATCTTTTCGCCCGCATATGAAAGGCCCTTGCCAATAGGCCCAGCGAATTTTTGTGCCGCAGTCATGGCAACGGGGAGCGCAGCATTTGCGCCCGCGCTGGCGTAGTTGCCCTCGCTCAAGTCATGCGCGATGTCGGTAGCTCCGAGCGCCTGACTGGCGCCCGGCACAAAGTCGAGCGCGCCCATGCCGCTAGTCAACCCAGACGATCCAACCAGCGCCTCACCGGCGCGTCGGCGAAGTTCGCTGCCATAGTCGCGGCCGCCACCCTCACCGGTGATTGCGGCGCCAATTTCCTGCCGCACTGAAGGATTGAATTGGAGGGCGACAGTTTCGCCCTCCTGAATGGGGAAGTTCTGGTAATTGCGGCGGGCGCGATCCCACGCCTCGCCCATCGTTGCGGGATCCATGACCGGCTGGTCTTGGCTGCGCTCGGGGTCGATGCTGGCGATGGCGTTGCGCATGGCCTGATTGCTATCGACAAAGCTGCCATCGCTGCCGTCGAAGTGCCTGCGCACCATATGAAGAGCTTGATCGACATCGCCACCATCAGCCCGCCCCTCGCGATGGAACCGCGTCGCGCCGATGTCGGTGTAGTCGGGGTAATCTTTAGCCCACCCCGGCGCTTTTTGGCCCCGCGCATACTGCGAGCCCGGCCCCCAGAAGTAGGTGGCGCCCGCAGTGTTGTCGCTACCTTGCAGGGCCGCGTCGAGGGCACCGGCGGCGGCCTGATAGCGGTCAGTGCCCGGCTTGATTTTGAGCGGGTAGTTGGCCAAAGATTTGTCGCCCCACGGCTCGAACTGGTTCTTGCCGAACAGCACGGCCTCTGGATTGGCGCCGAAGCGCCCCGAGTTGATGCGGTTCATGATGACGTTGGCGATGCCCTGAGACTCCTCGGGGTGGCCGCTGCTCTCGGCCGCAATGGTGCGGATGATATAGTCAGTCTGCTGCGGCGTCAGGTCCGTCATGCGGGGCTGGGCGGCGGCTCGATTGTTGAATTTTTCGCCTGTTGGGGCCGAGCTAACGGCATCCTGCATTGAGGGTGTTGAAGCCTGCGCCATGCGGATAGGGTTAACGATAGCGAGGCCTTCATCAGGCATCTTGTGGCCGGGATTAAGTTCTCCGTGCCCAAAGACGGGGAGCGGCTGTTCGCGACCGGATGACAAAGTGGCGTGAAGGCGTTGCCCAGCAGCGATCTGTTCCGGTGTTACGTCATCATTGTCGTTGGCGATTACCTCAACGCCAATCGAGTTGGCGTTGGTCAAATTGTTGATCTTGCTCGGCAGGATATGGGCGCCAGTCGTGCCCGGCGGCAGGCCCGCATAAATGGAGCCGTCGCGGTCAATGATGTAATTTGTGCCCAAGACCATTGAGCGCCCAGTGAACGGGTCTCTGCGATTGTTGAGGGTATTGATGACGCCTTCTGGCGTGCCCCTGCCGCCAGTGTGGTGGAACACAATGCCTTGCGGTTCGCCCATCGCCGACCCGCGAAATTGAGAGAGGTCGCTGATGTCGTGAATGGCAAGCGGGCTGGTGATGGCGCCAATGGCCTGCGAAGCGGGTGCTTGCGCGGCACCGGTAGCCGGGGCATAGGCCATAGGCCGCACGTCAGGGTTGGCGCGGGGCGCAGGAAGGTCAGGGGCGACAGGGCTTGGCATCGCAAAGTTTGGCGGAACGGCATTGAAGCCCGTGTATGGAAAGACGGGCGCCTGATCGGGCGCCTGCTGGTCTGGCAAGGTCATGCCCCTTTCACGGGCGGTAAACGGAATATTGACGGACGGCTCAGGCGCGGGAGCGGGAGGGGCCGCAGCAATCTGCGCGCGGCGCGCGGGAATAGACCCCGTCACGTCGTCGTCAGGGGCCGCCACCTGCTTGGCTAAGGCCATCGCCGCCTTGTCGGCGCGCACGAAGTCTGCGGGGCTCTCGGGGCTACCCCAGTTGACCGTGCCGTCACTGACGACCCTGTCGCCGGTGGACTGAACGTCGGGGCCAGAGAACAGGCTGCTCAGGCTGTCGAGGAAGCCGCCGTCCTCGAAGTGGCGGCGGGCGGCGTGCAGGGCGCGAGCAACCAAGTCATCCATCTGCTTACTCCGACGTCAGGGGCTGCTCGTTGCTTTCGAGGCGCTGGATCATGCCGTTGTCGAGCAGGCTCCGCGCGATGGGCACGCCCTGCGGGTTGGCGGCGAGATCCTCGGCAAGCTTGACGGCGGCCAGACGCTCCCGGCTCTCGCGGTCGCGCTTGCGGTTGATCGCGTCCATCATCTGGTCCTGCTGCTTGTCTTGCAGCTCCTGCTGTTGCAGTTGCAGGCTGGTCATCTTGATCTGGTCGGCGAGCGTCGGCGCCTGCGGCTGCTGGCCGGGCGCGCCGGATCCCTGCTGGATCTTGGCGTCGGCCTCCTTCGCCTTGGCCTGCGCCGTCATCGTCTTGGCGTCGGCCTCCTGCTTCTGGATCTGCACCATCGCCTTGGCGTACTCGACTTCTGGCGGGGGCTTCTGCTGGAGCGAGGCGGGCGGCACCATGAATTGCTGCGGGTTGCTCCAGCCCATCGCCTGCAGGGCCGCAGTGTCGATCGCGATAGGATCGTACAGGCTGGGGTTGCCCGCCTGAAGCTGCTTGAGGCCCATGATCTTCATCACGCGCTGCGTCTGGCTGGCGGTGTTGGGGTCTGCCTGCGGCACAAGGTCGCATGTGTTGATAGCCTGCAGGAACGTCTGCTCGTCCCACGAGTAGGCGGGCTTCTTGTTGCGCTGCCAGAAGCTCTCGGGGTTCTCGCGGAAGCAGCGGACGAGGAGCTGAAACTCCTCGGCCTGCGCGGCGTGCATTCTCTTGTGGACGGCGTTCAGCACCTTGGTCGCTTGGTCAATCATGGCCAACGTCGTGCCGACCGGGGCGTCGGCCCGGCCCTCGCCGACCTGCTGCTCTGACGTGCCGCCAATCCGCATGCCGGTCGTCGCCATGTTCTCGACGAGCGACATCAGGGCCTGACCGGGCTCCTTGTAGGGCAGGGGCATGATGGCGTCACGCAGCGGAGCGCCACCGGTCTTGATCAGGGCGCCGCCGCCGGGGGGGACGCGGAAGATGTTGGTATTTTGGCGTCCACCTGCGTCGCTGTACAGGAAGCCGGGGAAGTTCGCGTACATGCCAGCGTCCAGCATCTCGCGCCACGCCGCAGTGATGGCGTTGGTGGTGTTGCCGAGGATGTGGAGCAGGCCGATGTCGTAGAAGCCCAAGCCGGGCACGAACGTGTACTTGACGAAGTTCGTGCGGGCCTCGGGCAGATCCTGCTCGTCCTCGTCATAGTTGCGGACGATCGACAGGATCTCGCGCGACGAGAGGTCGATGGTCACGCGGTAGGGGATCTCAAGGCCGGACACCTTGCCCTTGTACTTGTGCTCAAACCCGGCGATGTCCAGCTCGCAGTAGCACTCGTAGATCTCGCGGTCGCGGTCCTCGGGCCGGAACGTGCCCGCCGAGATGCCCTGCACAGAACGCTCCTCGCGCTGCGCCGAGTCCAGATCCTGCTCCTTGGCCATCGGCAAGTCGATGTCGCGGTAGACCCCGAGGATCTGCAGGCGCTTGACGGTCGAGGCCCGCATCATCGAGCGGTGCGTGATGCGCTTGGCGTTGCGCAGGTCGGTCGCCGCGTTGTTGACGATCAGGTCGTCGGCGTCGACGCTCTCGCTGACTGGGCGGCCGCGCAGCGGGCAGAAGTAGACCTTCTTGAAGCTCGTGCCGCCGAAGCCCAGCATCAGAAGCATGCGGTCGGTGTCAGGATAATATTCCGTGGCGGTGGCCGTCAGGTAGTGGTTCAGGTCCAGCTCAAGCGCGTCGGCGAGCTTGTCTTCCTGCAGGTTGCCGTTGTTGTTGTCGTCGCGGATCTTCACTGGGCCGTCGGTCGGCAGCATCTCGCTGCGGGCGTTAGCCTGAAAGCGCAGCACGGCCTCAAGCAGCAGCGGGTGGCGCACCCGGCTCATGCCCTCGACGGGCGCGCCGTCGGTCGAGCCGCCGAGGCCGGGGATCTCGATCTTGAGGCCGAGCAGCTTGATGCCCGTGGCCCGGCCCTCAATCCATTCCTTGCGGCTCTCAATGTCATCGTTGATGCCGCGCAGCAGTTCGTCGGCGATCTGGCCCAGCGACCCTTGGTCGATGTCGTCGACGAGGTTGTCGAACCATCCGCCCTTGCCCTTCTTGGGCTGGTCGACGAGGCTCTTGCCGTCGAGGCTAATCGTCACCGAGCCATCTTCGTGCTCGATGCGAAGGATGGCGTCGTCGTCATTGGCGGGCTCAATGTCGGGGCCGTTGCCATCGATGACGACGTCGGGAGCCCGCGTCTCCAAGCCGGGGAGGCGGATATTCGGGTTCACTAGGCCGGGCATCGGAGGCATATTCAGCCCTCTTTCGACAGCAGCAGGGAGATTTCCTCGTCGAAGCGACGGAGGCCTTCTTGAGCCGCCAATGTATCAGACATGGCGTTGATCGTATAGACGCGGACGTAGTCGTGCGGCTCGCGGCCCCAGACCTCGACCCTGAAGGCGCCCATGCCCACCGGCGTGGCGGGGCGAATAACATCGACGGTGGCGCTGCACGGGATCACTTTTGCTCTCCAAACTGGGCGATCCATTCATTCACCTGATCATGCAGGCGCTGATGGTCTTCATAGGCGCGCTTTAGCTTGTCCTGCAAGATGCCGATCTCTTTGCTTTGGTTAAGCACAGACTTCGACATCAGCGCCACCTGTTCCGGGGTCGCATTGGTGAGCCGCACAAGCTGGTTAAGCTTCTCATTCTCATCGTAGAGCTGAAGGCCGATGCGCCCAGCGTCCTCGCAGGCCCTGACGGCCTCAAGCAGCTTGACCCGCAGGCGCCGGTTCTCGGCCTGCAAGTCAAACAGGGCGCGCAGGCCCTCGGGCCAGAACCACTTCGCCAGCCGGTCGCGCCACGTCGGCACCAGCTCGGCGCGGTCAGCTTTGCCGTAATACCTGCCTTCACCCTTCAACTCGGCGAAGCCCATACTCTTTGGCAACTCAGTCATGTGATCCTCCTCAGATCGGGTAGAGCGGCGCAAGGGTCTTGCTGACGTGTTTGCGCCCAGCGTCAATCTCGGCAATACGCTCAGGCGCCCGGACAAGCAAGCCGGTCTCTCGCAGGTGGCGCAGGGCCTGACTGACGGTGTCCACAAGGTCGTCGTGCTTGCCCTTGGGGAACACTTCGCACTGGCGGATGACGGCGTCGGCCCACCGGCGGTCGGGGGCGTAGATCATGCCCTCGGAGAACAGGTGCTGCACCGAGTAGATGCGGGCCAGCTTGTCGAGAGACTTGGGGTTGATGATTTGGACGGCCCAGTCCTCGCCGCCGTAGAGCCGCCGGATCTCTTGGGCGACAGACAGGCCGGACGCCTTGCCCTCGACCAGCAGCTTGTCAACCTTCCGGTCCTTGCAGGTCTTGGCGACCTTGGCGACGAGGTCGGACAGCTCAAGGCGCTCCTGCCAAGCGTCGATCATCATGACGCGGGGAACGCTCTCGGGGTTGTACTCCAGCATGTCGCGGATCCTGATGCCCTCGTCGAAGCGGCTCGCCTCCTCGGCCGTGTTCTTGCGGCGGCCCCGGTCGGGGCTGACGAAGTTCTCGGCGCGGTTGGCGGACAGGTCGCTGGAGAACACGCCCCAGACGGTCATGGCGCTGAAGTCGTTCTCCTGCTTCGTCGTGTAGGCGGTGTCGATGCTGGCGACGATGTAGTCGAAGGGCGGGTACGCCTCCTCGACCCACGTCTCCCACCAGCCGGGCTTGATGACGCCGCCGCCGCGCGGTGTCGGCTCCTGTTGGAACTGCCCGGCGACGGCGTATGGCCCCATGACCTTCTCGTCGCGGTCGACGATCTCGATCGGGAAGCGGGCGGGGAACAGCAGCTCGCCGTCCTCCTGCCTTGGGTCTTCGATCCCGAGCATCGTGGGCGCCGCCCTGATCGGGTCGTAGCGCATGGGCAGCATGATGTGGTCGTAGCCCAGCCGCTTGTCGAGGATGACGCCGGAGACGTCGGCCTCGTGCAGGCGCTGCATGATCACGACGATGGCCGAGTGGATCGGGCTCGTGAGGCGGGACGGGATCGCTTCGAGGAACGTCGTGACCTCGTGATCACGCATCGTCTCGGACGCCGCGCTGTCCACGCTGTGGGGGTCGTCGAGCAGGACGCGGTCGCCGCGGATACCTGTCAGGCTCGTGATCGCGGTCGCGATCCTGAAGCCCGAGGCGCTGTTGACGAAGTTCAGCTTCTCGTTCTGATCGGCCGCCAGCTTGACGCGGTCGCCCCACCGCTTCTGATACCACTCGGACGTGATGAGCTGGCGCATGCGGCGGCTGTCGCGCGCCGAGAGGTTCTCGATCTTGTGGGCGGCGCAGACGTAGCGCAGGTGGGGCATGTTGCGCGGCCCCCACTCCCACGCGGGCCAGAACACGTTCGTGATCAGGCTCTTCATCGTCCCCGGCGGCACGTTGATCAGCAGGCGGTTGTAGGGCGTCCCGTCGGGCAGCTCGACGCCGTCTGTGATCGCCTCAAGGTGGGCGGCGATGAAGTCGATGTGCCACCCGTGCGTGTACGGCGCGCCGGGCTCGATCGTGTGCCAGCTCTGCTTGATGAAGTCGACGAGGCTCTCCTCGCAGTCGATCTTGCTGATCTCGAAGAGCTGGGCGTCGACGTCAATGCGCTGGCCGTCATAGTCGATGAAGCGCGGCATCAGTACGCCCCGAGCGTGTCGACGAGGTAGTGCTCGCCGGTCTCAGCGTCGATCAGCTCGTAGAGCAGCATCTGCCTCTCGTGCCAAATCATGGCGCTGAAGATGAGGTCGCCGTCTGGCGCCTCGTAGCAGTAGCCGTCCCGGTTATCCAATTCGGAGCGGCGGAGCCATCCAAAGGTGTGGTGGAAGCCGACGCGGACGAGGTTTGGGATGGGCGCCCGAACGTGATGTTGGCCTGCGCCCGGACGTCCTGATTGCGCCATGTCCAGATCTCCCCGCTGTCCTGAAACACCACCCAGACGATGTCCGCCTCGTGGCCGTAGTCTATCACTATGTGAGCCAGACCGCCGCCCTTGGGCGTCGTGAGCGGCAGGGCGGGGTCAAGCTGAAGCATCGTCGTCATCGTCATCCATCTCAGTTGGGTCGTGCTCAATAATCTTGGAGGCGCTCAGCAGGGCCTGCTTGAACGCCTCGCGACTGTTCTGGTCTAGCTGCCGCACGTCGATCACCTGCGACTGCACGCTGACGTTGCCGGTGATCTCTGTGATCACGTTGTTCCCATACACCCTCGGGGCCATCTTCTGCGCACGCCACTGGGCGGTCGAGATCTTGAGCTTCATGACATCGACGTTGTCCTTCGTGGCCTCGTCCGCCATCGCCTCGATCTTGTCGAGCAGGAAGTCCGCGAGCCCCTCGCGCGCGTGCGCGCACCGAGTGCGGAAATCGGGCTGATGCTCAAACCACGAGTACACCGTGTAACGCGACGGCATGCTGGCGTCTGAGCAGATCTTGGTCAGGTTCTCGCCCTCAATCATGCGCCGACAGATCTCGTCGGCGACGTCCTGCGAGAACGTGGACGGGCGCCCGACCCGGCGCTTGGCCTCGGTGGGCAGTGACGCGGGGCGGGCCTTCTTGACCATTACACCTCGATCTCCACGCAGGCGGCGTACTCGCCGAGGGGCGTCTTCTCGAAGCCCTCGACGGCGGCCAGATACAGGTCGAGAATGGTCTGCTCACGCTC